TGTAATATGATTTGTCTTCAAACGAAAAAAAGTCGAGTCAAATTCATAAGGAGAATATTGCGATATTGATGTTATCAAATGTACCCAACATTAGTCTTCATATTGCGACACAGTTACTGGCACCGTTTGAGAATGATCTGTGGGCGTTTCTAAATCAAATTCGCGAAAACGAACATTATTTAGAAGAGATAAAAATTCAATCAAAAGACAACAAAGAACGGAAATTGTCAAAACATATTCGAGAACGATTGATGGAATATTTTGGCAATGCCACATTATAAAGCAATTTCCATTACCTTTCCAATATCCTGATTATAAGGATCAAAAGATGGATACATGTTTTGATTGTACGGTTTATTTTCAATATTTGCGTTCAAAGTGTGCGAACCGCAGGATTTCTTTTTATGTGGATTTGGTAAATCGTGATTCATTGCACCCGTAGGTTCATTCAACATGAATGATTTGCGAATTTCATATTGAGCAGCGCCCTGTGCGTCAAATACTTTTTCTAAGTGTAAAATAGGACATTTCAGACCACTTGCTCGTTGCCATTGAATATATTTTTCATATTCTTTTAATGTTTTGAACATAATTGGATTTACTCCTGGTACCTTGGCCATGTCGGGATTATACAGTAATATTTGATTTCCTTTTTTGATTAATGTGGTAGGGCATTGACCCGATACAAACCCTTCGTATGGTTTGGGTACTTTATTTTTGGATAACATGTAACCAACGATTACAAAGAGAAGAATACATACACCTGCTTTAAATACAAAATCCATCCTTATATTTTATATATACATATATTATATTATGAAAGTGATCTATATCAATCGAACCAATGGTAATCTATTAAATGATTTAAATGAATCTAATAATGGAACCGTATTATTTTATCATCCACAATGTTCTCATTGTACTGCGTTAAAACCACTATGGGAAGAAATGAAACGAAAGATTGGTAAGAAGGATTGTAATATATATGAAGTCAATGGCGAAGATATGGATCATATTTATCATCCTATGAAAGAAACCATAAATGGTTTTCCCACCATTCTAAATGTAAATAATGGTAAGCTAACACATTTTGAAGAGGAACGCAATACAGCAAATATGCTTCGATTTGTCTTATCAAATCTGTCTCATTCCACGGATGAAAAAAAAAATGCAACGAAAAAATTAAACAATCGTAAAGTGAGTTTCTATTTAAACAAAAACGAAGACTTGATGAAAAGAAGAAGAGTATTCCAAAGAAACAATATTCTCAATTCCATTTTATTAGCAAAAGAAAGAATGAAAAAACGACAAAATAATAATCCAAAAAAAAAGACAAAGGCGAAAAAGAAACCTTTAAAAAGGAAAACGGCAAAAAAAAAGACAAAGACAAAATCCAAGAAAAATCTTTAAAAAAAATTGATTTAGATGCTTCTCTCTAAATACATACAGAACCCATGGCAAAAGTCAAGCCAATGACATTTCGTTGTGTTGACTTTCAAACGTCCGATTTCACGGAGGATACCTTTCAAGTGAAAATTTATGGTATTGATGAAAAACGAAACACTTATTGTGTGAACATTACAGATTTCAAACCGTTTTTCTATATCAAGGTGGGCGACCATTGGACCACCAGAGATGTCGATGACTTCATCACTCATTTGAAAAAAATAAGTGCTACTCAAAATTATGCGCTCCACAAGAGTTTGTGTGAAGATATTGATACCATCAAATTGATTCAGAGAAAAACCCTTTACAATTTTGACAATAACAAGAAGCATAAATTTATTTATATTTCGTGTCACAATGTGAATCTTCTTTACAAAATAAAGGGACTTTATTATGATCGTGAAAAACAAAAAGTATTAAGAACTGGTGTCGTGTTTCTGGATACAAACACAGAATTGTATGAAACTATGATTCCGCCCATGCTGCGTTTGTTTCACATGCAAGAAATCTCTCCATCAGGGTGGGTAAGTATTTTAAATTATAAACTGATCACTCGTTCAAAACAGTCAAGTAAGACCACCTTCGAGATGGATGCCTCTTATAAAGATATACAAAGTGAGATTGAAAAAGAGACGGTTGTTCCTTACAAGATATGTAGTTTTGATATTGAAGCGTCCAGTTCTCATGGTGATTTTCCGAATGCAAAAAAAGATTATAAGAAGGTTGCGTACGATGTCATTGAATATATGGAAAATCACGAAGAATCGGTCAAAGACTATGGATATGAACACATGTTGAAGCATTTATTGTTTTGTGTCTTTCATTTTGGAGATGATATTGATATCGATAAATGTTTTGTAAAAGAAACATCCTATGATGAAAAAATGTTTAACCTTCAATTCAACAAGCTACTATCTTATGAAATGCGACTTAGTGATGAGGAGATTCAAAAATTGGAAAATTCAATTCAGTCTTACTTCAGTCCTATGATTCAAGAGGAGCAAGAAGAATCATTCAATGTAGAATTCGTGGAAGATGGCGATTCAACAACAAAAAAGACAAAATCGAAATATGGGAAGCATGGAGTTAAACTCATGGATGTTTTACAAGATTCCAGTAAAGAACCGAAAGTTAAAACATCCTATTTATTGGAAGCATTAAATGTTCATTTTCCATCTTTGGAAGGTGATTATGTTACCTTTATTGGTTCTACTTTTGTAACATATGGTGAAGAAGAAAGCCATCTCAATCATTGTATTTGTTTGAACGACACTACCAATCTTGAACCGAAACATCAAGAGATTGAATGTTATGACAACGAGAAGGATGTGTTATTGGCATGGACACAATTGATTCAAAGAGAAGACCCCGATATTATTATTGGATATAACATATTTGGTTTTGATTATCCCTTCATGTATGATCGTGCGGATGAAAACAATTGTGTTTCGGAGTTTATGAAACTATCTCGTCACAATGAAGAGGAAAAAGAAGAATTGATGGAAACGAAAATTATTCTTGCGTCGGGTGCATATGATTTAAAATACCCGCAAATGGAAGGTCGATTACAAATCGATGTGTTCACCTACATGCGCAAAGAGTTTATTTTACCTTCATACAAACTTGATTATGTATCCTCTTATCTTATTTCCGATAAAGTAAAGTCTTTCACGAATTATGTCGAAGAAGAGGATGAAAGTGTGGAAACATGTAAAATTGTAACAAAAAATATGAAAGGTATTACTCTACATTGTTATGTACATTTTGAAATAATTAATCATTCCAACGATTTATATGAAAATGGCAAAAAATTCAAGGTGATTGAATTGGAAGAAGATGGATTTGTCATTGATGGTCATTTAGAAAATGTGGAAGAGGAGACCATACAGTGGGGATTGGCAAAAGACGATGTGACTCCTCAAGATATTTTCCGAATGACAAATGAAGGACCCGATGAAAAAGGAGTCATTGCAAAATATTGTATTCAGGATTGTAATCTGGTTCATCAAATCTTTCAAAAAATCGATATCATGACTACCTACATTGAGATGAGCAAGATCTGTTCAGTACCCATTAGTTTCTTGATGATGCGAGGACAGGGTATTAAGCTCACCTCTTATATTGCTAAAAAATGTCGTGAAAAGGGAACATTGATGCCATTAATTAGCAAAGGTTCATTTTCTGACATGTACGAAGGAGCCATTGTATTGGAACCGAAAACAAATCTGTATTTGGATAATCCAGTTGCGTGTGTGGATTATAGTTCTTTGTATCCATCTTCCATTATTTCAGAAAATATATCTCATGACTCCAAAGTATGGACAAAAACATTTGATTTGGATGGAAATCAAATTGGTGAAACTGGTCAAAAAGACAAACATGGAAACTACATCTATGACAATCTCGATGAATATAAATATGTGAATATTCAATATGATACTTTTGCGTTCAAAAGAACTTCTCATACGGCGGCAGCTAAAAAAGTTCTTACAGGACACAAAATTTGTCGTTATGCTCAATTTCCCAACGATGAAAAGGCAATTATGCCGGCCATTTTACAAGAACTGCTGGCAGCACGAAGTGCCACTAAAAAACAAATGAAAAAAGAAAGCGATCCGTTTATGCAAAACATCTTGGACAAGCGCCAATTGTCCATCAAAGTAACCGCTAATAGTTTGTACGGTCAAACGGGAGCAAAAACGAGCACCTTTTATGAAGTGGATGTTGCCGCTTCTACCACTGCCACGGGGAGAAAGTTGCTTCATTATGCGAGAGATGTTATTGAAGGTGTGTATTCCGATTTGAAAGTGGATACGAAGCACGGTACGGTTATGACCAATGCGGAGTACATTTATGGTGATAGTGTTGCGAATTATACACCGATATATATACTCATAAATAATGAGATTCAAATCATTACGATAGAACAGCTAGGTGTACTTGTTGAAGAATCGTGGAAAACATGTATAGAACCAGGAAAACAAGAGAAAGAATATATTGATTTGACTCATCACCATATTCAGACATGGACGAATTGTGAATGGACTCCATTGCGCACAATCATTCGTCACAAACTAGCGAGTCATAAAAAAATGGTTCGTATATTGACGCACACGGGATGTGTGGATGTCACCGACGATCATTCATTGCTGACGCCCGCCGGAGAAGAAATATCTCCAGCCGAATGCGATATAGGCACCGAGCTGTTGCATCATGCAATTTCGGATAATAATGTGGGGGTTGATATAGGTGAACCCATATCATGCAATAAAGCACGCATCTACGGATTCTTCTTTGGTGATGGTTCATGTGGAAGTTATTCTTGTAAAAGCGGGAATAAAGCTTCATGGGCATTGAATAATCAAAACATAATTCTATTGAATGATTACTTGGATTTATGCCAAAAAGAGTATGCAGAATATGGATGGACAATCTATGACACGCTACAGAGCTCACATGTGTTTAAATTGTCATTTACATGCGATAAGTATGGTAAAAAAAAGAAATTTGTGGATGAATATCGAAACATCATGTATTACAAAAATCATAAAATCATTCCTAGTTTCATATTGAATGGAACACGCGAGATTAAACAAGCATTTCTTGATGGTGTGTATGATGCAGACGGCAACAAATCAGATGGTTGTTATCGCATCGATCAAAAGAGTCAAATTAGCTGTAGTCATTTATATTATTTGATTCAATCTTTGGGATACCATGTATCCATTAACACGCGCAAAGACAAATCAAATATATACCGTTTGAACTACAGTACAAATCTTCCAAGAAAAAGCAAAATTTCCATCAAGAAGATTATAGACATTCCTGATTATAATGATTATGTTTATGACCTCACCACCGAAAATCATCATTTTGCTGCCGGTATTGGAAACATGATTGTTCACAACACTGACTCAGTATTCTTCACATTTAATTTAAAGGACGAACAAGGCGAGCCCATGCGCGGACAAAAGGCGTTGGAAGTAACAATTGAATTGGCAAAAGAAGCCGGAGAACTCGCAACAAAGTTCTTGAAAAAACCCCACGATTTGGAATATGAGAAAACATTCATGCCCTTTTGTCTCTTATCTAAAAAGAGGTATGTGGGCATGCTTTACGAAGAAGATCCTCATAAGTGCAAGCGTAAAAGCATGGGAATTGTATTGAAAAGGCGCGACAATGCGCCAATCGTGAAAGATGTGTATGGAGGAATCATTGATATTCTCATGAAAGAGAAAGACATTGAAAAATCAACGACCTTTTTACAAAACATGCTGGATGATATTGTGAATCAGAAGATACCCATTCACAAACTCATTATAAGTAAATCCTTACGATCGTTCTACAAAAATCCTAAGCAAATTGCTCATAAAGTATTGGCTGATCGAATGGGACAACGAGACCCAGGAAACAAACCTGGTGCTGGAGATCGTATTCCATATGTGTATATTCTAAGTAAAAAGAAGAAAGATTTACAAGGAAATAAAATCGAACATCCCGACTATATTCGTGAGAAAAATATTAAAATCGATTATGGGTTCTACATTACCAATCAAATCATGAAACCGGTACTTCAAATATACTCACTTGTATTGTATGATATGCCTCAATTTCAGAAACGGAAAAAAATGTTTCAACGAAAGCTGAAACGCCTTCGTGAAGAGTCGGAAGATATGGATACCTATTACAAAAAGGAACAACAATGGAAAGACAAAGAGGTCGAAACCATCTTGTTTGAAAAACATTTGATGCTCAATAAAAATAAAGCCAATAACAATACAATGATTACAAGCTTCTTCTCCGTAACTTAGACAAACTCTTACAGATTTTCATCTAAATACCACTTCATAGCCAAATAGGGTGGTTTCGTATTAAACATTTCACTACCCTCCATTTTAAGATTTGGTCCGTTGTACATAACATCTTGTATAATATGAGGTCCAATCGCATAATTAAAATATCTTAAAGACGAGATGTAAGCGTCAGCTCCATTCTTTTGAGAACCAACATGAATATTTCCGTAGTTTTGTTTTACGACTTTTTCATATGTTCTCCTTTTTGTTAATGTACCATTGATGTATACATCAACAATTCGCCCTTGCACGCGAATGATTACATTCACCCATTTTTGCATCGGAATGTTATGGATTGTAATTACATCGTATGTTTTCCCCATAGAATCTACATTCGTATCATCGAAAAAAGAGACAACTACAGACAAACTATTTGTTTTTGAAGTAGAACCATCATAGATGTATAGACCTGGAGAATTCATAATAAATTCTTTTCTTGTAGAAGTGTCTTTACGAAGTTGAAAGTCATCAATCGACATTCCCTTTGTAAATAAAATACGAGGATCCGTACTTTCATAATCCACGCTATTGATCCACACCCAAGAACTCCACGAAAATTCCATGCCTTGGTCTTCATTGATCGATCTTAATATGGGTTTGGGGTCTAACTTTGTGGGATTGACTTGATACTCTTTTTTCATTTGAGTGGAACGCATTCCGGGAATGATAATTGGATTTTTTTGTGGCACATAAAAAAGAGTCAATATATACACGCCCAACCGGAAAAATAATCCAAACAAGATAAATATAAAGATAACAAATACAATTTTGGCAATAAAGGAGTTCTTTTCGGAAATATTTTCACCAACCTCTCCTAATTTACCATATCCATTCTTCAGTGCCGACACTGCATTGGATTGCTCGATTGTATTTTTTACATTCAATACTCCTTGACTCAATGCGTTGGTTGTTTCGCTGACTTTTTTTCCTACTTCTTCACTCGTATTTTGCACTTGTGTTGCGAAACCACTTAATTTATTTTTTAAACTGGATGATGACATATTTATATATACTTTGATATAAATATATTAAAATAAATAAAACTTATTTTGTTCGATAGAATCTTGATAAAACGATACCGACATATTGTATTTATTGAGTGCGCTTTCAAATGCATCTCCAAATCCTTCTTTGTAGATATTCCATGCTTTTTGAGGCGAAATATAGTACGGGTAATAACGAACTTTTGAAATATAACCACCAAAACCACCGTCTGGTGTGATTCGAATGTCACCGTAATTCAATGCATTGGTGTCGATCACATTCGTAAAGGTCTTCGTTCGAACCAATTTACCGTTGATGTATATATCGATTGAACGATTACTCACGGTTACAATAATATTCACCCACTTTTGCATATTTATATTTTCAACAATGACTTCATGGAATTCCCGGCTATCGCAGGCCACGCTCGTATTACTAGAGTCATAATAGATTATTCCACCGCTGCATTCGACATTTGCGTGTATGTTATCTTCTTCATATAGATCAGATTTGTCTTTTAATAGCTGTTTGAGTTCCTCGCGAAATAAAATCTCTTTTTCGTCGGTGCCATAGGTACTCACATCTACAATCAAATCATTTTTGTATTTATCCAATCGAATTTGCGGCAAATGCATAGTCCCTTGTGGGCTGTTTGCCATTGTTTTGGTCATAATGACTTTTTCTTCTCCGTATCGGTAATTCCAATCATCAATAAATACCCAGGAACTCAGTGTAAATTGACCATCACTAGGTTTTAATTCATTCTGCGATATGGTATTTGCGAGTTTGGCACTTTCGGGTGTGGGGTAGTATTCGTTGTATGATTTGAAAATGTTCATTTTTGAATAAAGATACAATCCTACTACCACGCAAAATACAATCACAATTAACTTTGCTCTCCCGGTAACACTATTTGTGAAAACCATATAAATGCTTATAGCTAGCAACAACAATAGAATCAGTTGAATTAAAAAAGAAAGTTTCATAAATCCTTATATAAAATGAACATATATTTTATTTTAGTTACATGGATTATTCTTTTTTTCATATAATTTTTTAATTTCTTTTAACTTTAATGGAGTTGTGTGATATTGCACGGCGCACAATCCACAATGGTTCAAAGGTTTTTCATTGCTACCAAATTGAATGTAATTTGTTCCTTCTTGAATGTATGGAGATACATTTTCCTGTGTGAGGACTAAATTATTGTTGATAAAAATATCCAATACGCCATAATTATAGTTGACTACAAAATGATTCCATCTTTGAAATAAAATATTTTTTGAACGGTAGATGACATCTCGCTGCTTACAGGATACATTTTCAAGTGATAACAGATCTTTTTTACAGTTATTGATTTCAATAATCAATTCTTTTGTGTGGTAGTGATAGTAAATGTATGGAGTATACGCATAATTCAAAATCATACCTTCCGAATTTCCAGTATCCAATTTCATTATTTCTGGATCGAAATAAACCCAGAAGGAGATTCCATAGTGATAGTTATAATCGTAAATTTGATTCGCATTGTTGATTAATGTAATTAATTTACTTGTTTCTTGTGTTAAATAATCGGTGGTATTTTGGTTCAAAATGTATATGTTTTGAAGGATGTTTGAATACACAGTGCTGTTGGATAAGTATTCTAAAATCAATAGTTCTTTGTCTTTTTGTTCGTCAAGTTGTCTCATCTTTTCGGAAAAATTGCTATCTGTATCTTGAATGGATCGATCAATGATGTCTTTTTCTTCTTGTGATAACATGCTCAAAAATGTCCATTCTTTAACATTTTCATCTAGACGATGAAGGCGTGGATTATGTGCCGAAACAAATGATTCCATGGTAGTTGTTTGATTTTTGCATTCGAATGGTGTTTCATTATTACATATATCATTATAACCGCTAATAATATGGTATTTGTTTTCTTCAGATTCTTCATTGGATCTGGATACGTTAACTTTATCACATACATATAGATGTTTATCATGAAGCATTCCTGAATTATCATATAAGTAGTCTCCGTTCGTTCCCCATGAAATATCATTATGATTGTTACTTATATCAATACATCGAACTTGCAAGGGTGTTGAACCTATTTTGTTCTCACAATATTCAACAAAAGTTTGTTTTTCTTGTTTCTCTTGATTTTTGTACATGGACATTTCTTGTTGGGGCTTAAAAAGCGTACTGAAAATAGATCCATTTTCAAAACGAAGACATTTTTCATGTATGCCTAAATCGTTGGACACTTTCCAGTTTCCACATTGTATGTAATCATTTTCACAGGTCACTTCTTTTCCAATACAATTACTAATATCTTTGATTGCGGTATAACTCATGGTACCATCGTTATTGTCGCTATGAGTGAGAATCAATTGATGCTCCAAACTATTGTGGATCTTTGAAATGGATGGATCTTTTCTTCCTTTTATGGAATTTAGTCGCTTTTCAAAGTATTGATTCATAGTTAAAATATTGCGCTCAACAAAAGGCTTACTTTGGATTATTTTTTCTTTTAGGTCATTGTGGTCTAAATAAATGACCTCTTTCTCTAAATTGACCGCTTTATCTTGTAAAAAGATTACATTTGGCTTTGTATATTTCATTTTTTGTAAATAGGGAACAATATAAAATAAAGACAACATTACGACAATCCCTATGCTAAAAGTGACAGTTGATGATGGTGCCTGTTGAATATCTTTTACGAGAAATTCATACATATCCACTAAAAAACATGGAATTAAAAATAAAACATCTTTGATGAATTGAAATACCTTATTTTGATTTACTTCGGTATCGTTGTTTGAAGTCATGTTCTTTTTTTGAATTGAATAGATAATGGATAATCCAATTGTGATAAAACATGTTGTTAATAAGATAGATTTGGGTGTTGAATCCAGCAAAACATGCTTTGAAATGTAATAAAGGATACAAAATACAATAAAACAGAATACTAAGTAGAATATAGCGTACAATAAATCGCTCGTATAATAAGACAAATCTAAATTTTGTATTGTATCATCACTCCATAAGGTAAAAAAAAAGAAAGATCCAATAATAAGAACAATACAAATAGAAAGAAATAAGAGGGGTATTTTTGTGGTAATTTTATAGGGATCAAATAGAAAGGCGTAAAACATCAACATGAAGAGTAACATAATAATAAATGCAAAAGCGATTTGTTTAAAAACATTATTGTTTTGTATTGCGTCATATAATTTTGATACACCTTTACTTAAAAATATATATAACATACTAAGTATTTTACCTGATTTATCGAAAAATGTGTCAACAAAATTCATACTTATTAAAGAATCATATTATAATTTTAAGAAAATTATAAATTTTCCATGGCTGTTTTTCTTCCGTGACATTCACGGCACAACGCCTCCAAGTTATCGATCTCATTCGTGCCGCCATATTCCAATCTTTTTTTATGGTCAACTTCGTACCAAGCAGTTAATTGTTCGTGACATTTATTGCATTTCCAATTCTGTAAAGATGCTACATACTTCTTTTTTGTTTCACTAACACATCGTTTGCTTGATTTTCGTCCCGATGTTTGTAGTTTTTGAACGGATCGTTCAGGTATGTTGGGGTTGGGTGAATCTGAAGACAAAAATGGAGTCAATAAATCTTTTGAGTTTCTATCAATCGGCAATACGCGAATGAATTGATTCATTGCACTCATGTTTTCATAACTTAGTTTTGGCGCTCCTTTTAATATCTTAAGCGCACCAAAACCAAAGAAAACGACCATGGCCATTTTGTAATATTTTTTGTATTTCTTTATATTTTTAAAAAGGTTTGTTTCATAATAAATATTATATAACAACAACGCACATATGATGATTATCCATAATTGAATGTTCATGATATATATTCATTATTTTTTTTTTGAAAAAAATAAAAAGATATTCCACAAATAATTAAAAGAATAACAAAGAGAATTGTATGCATATTGTTCCGTTTGATCTGTTTGTACTTTTCGGATTCATGAAAGCATTTTAGGTCAAAATCAGAGAAAAAATCGGTAAAGCACTTACATGGGACATTCATTCTTTTACTAAATTCTTGATACAAATAGAAACAGTATTGTTTCATATTGTCTTGGGTATCTAAAAAAGAGCTACATGGTTTGTCTTTTATTATCATATATAAGGTATTTTGACTGTGCAAGTCAAAGAAAAAAAAGGGCATTGTTGCAAAGAAGAGTTTTAAATTCTTTTTATTAACCTTTGATGGCTTATAAAACGAAGCCAACTGTGACAGCATTACTTCCAGTGCTTCCTGAGAATAATAGGTATTTATCTGCATATATTATAAACAAGTCAAAGAAAAAAAAGGGCATTGTTGCAAAGAAGAGTTTTAATTTCTTTTTATTAACCTTTGATGGCTGATAAGACGAAGCCAATTGTGACCGCATTACTTCCAGTGCTTCCTGAGAATAATAGGTATTTATCTGCATATATTATAAACAAATATAAACATATTTTGATACCACTTTATAGTGTTGTATCATGATGCAAAAAAAGAATTATAGAAAGCATGTTTGCAATAACTGCGGTATATACGGTCATTTATTTTATAAATGCAAAAAACCAATCATGAGTTTTGGGATTATTTGTTTTAGATACCATCCCATTTTGAAAGAAAATCAATATTTGATGGTACGAAGAAAGGACTCATTGGGATATGTGGATTTTTTAAGAGGTAAATACAATCAGAACAATGATTTTCATTTAAGAAATATCATTGATGAAATGACCGGCAAAGAAATATCGCATATTCAGAATCATGAATATTCGTATTTATGGAATGATTTATGGAATAAAGTGAATGAGAAATGCGAGAGAAAAAATGTCGAAAAGTTCAACTTTGTCCGAACTACTAAACAAGAGCTATTTGAAGAAGCACAAAAATGGGAGGAACCAGAGTGGGGTTTTCCAAAAGGTCGTCGAAATACGAAGGAAAATGACTTTGATTGTTCCATACGAGAATTTGAGGAAGAAACAGGATATTCAGCGCATTTGTTAACTATGATAAAAAATGTCGGTTTTTTTGAAGAAACATTTACAGGATCAAATTTAAAATCCTATCGCCATAAGTACTATCTATGTAAGGCGGAATATAAAAACACGCAGAACATTGATTCCTATCAGAAGAGTGAAATTAGCGATTTGCAATGGTTTAATTATCAAGATTGTCAGTCGAAGATTCGAGATTACAATTATGAAAAAAAGAAAATGTTAGATAAAATAAACAATATAATAAATAAATAATCACAAAATATATATGAATCAACAGATTATCAAGAAAGAAGAAAAAAATCGTATTTATTTCAAAAGCAAACCAAAACTAAATGTACAATATCCTCATTTACAAGATAATCAATTTCAGAAGAAAATTGCATTAAAACAACAATTTCAAATGAAATACAACGGAGAGATTAAACAAATTCGTGATAAAAAAACAACCATGTGTGCTTCGGAGACATTTTCTCTTGAACCTCATCAAGAATTTGTCAAAACATTTATCAGTGCAAATACCTTTTACAATGGATTGCTCCTATATCATGGAATGGGTTCTGGTAAAACGTGTAGTGCAATATGTATAAGCGAAGAATATCGAAAGCAGAATAAGTATAATAAAAGTAAGAAGCGAATTTTGGTGATTGCTTCTCCAAATATTCAAGATAATTTCAAATTACAATTGTTTGATCCAGATAAGCTTGAAAAGAAAAATGGAATTTGGCAATTGGATGGTTGTGTAGGTGAAGCCATATTGCAAGAATTGAACTATCAAAATATTCAAATGCTTCAAGAAGATGCATTGAAATCAAAAATAAGAACATTTATTCGACGAAATTATGAATTTATGGGATATGAGAAATTTGGAAATAGTATTCAAAAAGTTGTAGAAAAATATGAAAGTATGGATTCTGGAAAAGAGAAACAAATTAAAAGAGAAATGCGGGAATTATTTAGCGAACGAATGATTATTGTAGATGAAGTACACAATATGCGTACGATTGGGGTGAATGATACGAATAAGATAGCTGCTAAAGGATTTTTCACTCTTTTAAAGTATGTCAAGCACATGAAATTACTTCTATTGAGTGGTACACCCATGTACAACAGTCCGCGAGAGATTATTTTCCTTCTTAATTTGTTAAATATGAATGATGGACAAAGTAAGTTGAAAACCAAAGATGTATTTCAAAAGGATGATACAATCAAAGAAGGTGGAGAGAAAAAACTTTTAATGAAAGCCAATGGTTATGTGTCTTATGTACGAGGTGAAAATCCGTATCGATTTCCCTTTAAAGTGTTCCCAAATGATTATCATAGCGAGCACAGTATTAAACAGATGGACGCTTATCCATCCAAGCAATTTAACTTCAAACCGATTGGAAATAATACCATAAAACATTTGGATCTTTTTGTGACTTCTTTGTCGGAATATCAACAAAATTGTTATAATGATGTTATATCTAAAATCGAAAGTGATTATGAACCGGAAGTATGGAAATTAATGTATAAGAACAATAACGATGAAGACATCAAGCAATATGAAGACATTGAATCTTTTAGTTATAGCAAGATTCAAAAACCAATATATGCTCTTACATTCTCCGTACAAAAGGGGGATAATATCTATGTAGGAAAACAAGCATTGAAAGAAGTTGTACAATATATACCTTCTACAAAAATGTACTCCTACGT